AAAGTGGTACTGCTCAATCTGATAGTGAATATGACTTTGCTTATAAACGCATTCTGAGTAATGCTGTTTTTGCAAATTTGAGTGCAACAGATAATAGTTTTATAAGGTGGGATAGTGATTTAGGGACAGGTACTTCCGAATTTACTAATTTTATAATCTATCTTTATAATTTTAATTCAAGTTCAGAATTTTCTTATGGCACATTAGAAGAAGTTGATGTTAACCATTCAGAAAATGCAATGGGTGCTCAAGGGGGATTTGTACACACAGTTGCTAGTGCTTCAGATGGTTTAAATTTTCAAGGGGAAAGTAGTTCTAATATATTATCAGGAAAATTTACCCTTTACAAAGTAATATGAGGTATACATGAGTAAAGAATATGGCTACATAGGGAAAGAAGTTTCACAATCCTTTAGAAATAATAAAGGTATTTTTACACCACAAGATATTATTGAACTAGACCAAGAAAACAAATGGACTAATTTTGGACAGTTGGAATTGATACAAACGCAAACTGTTAGTAGTGTTGCGACTGTTGATTTTACCAGTATAAAAGAAAATATTTACAACGTGCATTTTTTAACAATGATTGCAGAGGGTGGAGCTGATTACGATATTCTTTTCTCAAATGATAGTGGTAGTTCCTTTGAAACTAGCAATTATCAATATGGCATTCAGTTTGGTACAAGTGCAGGAAGTTTTGGCGAAGATAGGACAACTTCAGATAGTAAAATAATGTTTACGCAGGGAAGTGCAAATGAAAATGGATATGCTTATTTTTATAATTTAGGCGATAGTACAAAATATAGTTTTTTAACTAATCATGCTTATGGTGTAAATGGAACTAAATTTGGTAGTGGTTTGCGTACTGTTGCTGAAGTGGTAAATGGCATAAGAATTGATGGTAGAACTGGGAATTTTACTTCAGCTATTATTTCTCTTTATGGAATAAGGTTTGCATAATGGCTACTAATTTACAGTTTATTAAACAAACAAGTGCAAGTGGTGTAAGTTCAATGGATATTACAAATTGTTTTAGTAGTATTTATGATAATTATTATTTAACAATTACAGATTATGAGCCAAGTGGTGGATTAAATTTAGATATGAGATTAATAGATAGTGGGGGAAGTGTTATATCAGATAGTGAATATGATAGAGCTTTTTTAGATCTGTTAGCTAATGCAAGTTTTAGTGAAAGTGCAGCAACAAATTCAAATATATTTAATGTAACAGCTTTTAATAATGGACACAGTAATGGTACAGGTGCAAGTTTTACTATATTTAATCCATTTGATAGTTCTGCGTTTACATTTGGACAGGGGCAGACCTCTGATTATTCAGGAAATGGTAGGGGTAGAAAAATGATAATGGTACATAAATCAGCAGAACAAATAACAGGTGTAAATTTTTCTACATCTTCTGGTAGTTTTGACACAACTGTATCTGTATATGGGATTTTATAATGGCAGGTAGTTTAATTTTAATTCAAGAAACAACGCTTTCTACACCAACAGCGACTGTTGTTTTAACAGGTATTGACAGCACGTTTGATGTGTACAAAGTAAGCGTTTCAAATGTTCAACCTGTAACTGATAATAAGAATTTACTATTAAGAGTAACCAAATCTGGAACTGCACAAAGTGATAGTGAATATGATTCTGCCGGTAAAAATTTACAAACGTCAGGAAGTTTTGGTAATAGTAGTGGTTCAAATGCAACTTCAGTAACATTTGCATTTTCTTTAGGTAATCAAACCAATGAAACAGCAAATGCAATTTTATATTTATTTAATTTTGCAAATGCAGAGTACAGTTTTATAACCTCTGAAAGTAACTTTTTAAATGGCACACCAAGTTTGGTAGGTTTTCAAGGTGGTCATGTACATACTGTTGCAAGTGCTTCAGATGGGGTATCCTTTGAAATGGAAAGTTCTGTAAATATAAATACAGGTGCAAGTTTTAAGTTGTATGGACTTGTTAAATAAATAATAAATATATAACTACGTTTAAATCTAAGGTCCGTATATTGCACAAGTTATAATTACACCATGGCAACAAAAGAAGAACTACAAACACAAGCAGATGCAGAGATAGAGGCAGCAAAGCCAATGTATAAGCAAGTCAATAATGAAAGACTTGAATTTACTGACGCTGACTACGATCAAGCAAAGATTGATGTAGGAAATTCTAAATGGGATCAACAACAGTTTGGTTACATTTCTGCAAGACAAGCTGCTTACGCAAGTATAGGAGATCAACTGGACCAACAATATTGGGATGCAGTTAATGGTACTACTACTTGGAAAGATGCTGTAGCTAAAGTTAAATCAGACAATCCAAAACCTGAATAAATCACTTATGATATAATCCATAAATGGATTATATAATTGGTTTTTTAATAGGTTATTTTATAAAAACATTTACAAATTATTTAAATAATTTAGTTGATATAAAGATACCAGATAATTATAAAGAAGAAGATTGGGATTGGATTACATGAACAACTTACCTGTATCAAATGGGTTTACACAAAAAGAAATGTTGATCATGATTATTGAGGGCCAAAAAGAAATAAACGAAAGAATAGATTTATTACACGAAAAAGTAAATAGTAAAATTTCCAGGCAAGAATTGTTTGGATGGATTGTTGCGGTTGGTGCTTTAGCAGCACTTGTTGGCAACTTGATGTAAAGGAGAATATATGGATTGTTGTGGCCAAGGGTGTTGTTCAGGAGGATAATTAATTATTTTAGAATACTATTAGTTATAGTATTACTTGTACCTATACCTGTATTTGCAGATCACGTTCCAACACAACCTGCATACAATCAATCAATAGCTTTAGACACCACTACCGGTGATTTAACTATTGGTATATATACATCTGATGGTTTTGAAGATAGTCCTCCAGAAAAATATACAATATGGTTTACAATAGGTGATACAGATATAGATATATCTACTGCTTATTGTATATCTACATCATTCGGACATACAGATAATCTAGTTTGGAACTATCACGTTTTTTCTTTAGAAGATTTACAAACATACTTTGAAAATCCTTATGGTACATTTAGAACAAAGATAAGGTCTGATAATGACACGGATCAAAGTTACAGTACATTAACATTACAACAAACAATAGAGATACCTAATCAATTACCTTTTATAAACTTAGGTGAATGGACTGCGCCTACAAATACTTGTACCGATACAAGCACAACAACTACAACTACAAGTTCTACAACAACAACTGTTCCTGAAGAAACTACAACAACTACAAGTAGTACGACTACTACTACAACAACTTTACCACCTAAGCCTGAACCACCACCACCTGCACCTGAACCAGAGCCAGAGCCTGAACCAGAGCCTGAACCTGAACCTATAGAAATAGTTATGGATGACGGAACTGTAGCTGAATATACAGAGGGTGAAATAGAAGATGGTACAGTAGAAAGAGATAATGAAAGAGCAAAAAACGAAGAGTTATATGGGGTTGCACTTACAGACGAACAAATTGAAAGAGGAGACTTAGATAACTATGACATTGAAATTATTGAAGAAGAAGACATGGGAGAAATCGGAGAAGAGTTTTTTGATGATGTTGATATACCTAACTTTGTGGAAGATGAACCTATTGAAGAAGAGTATGTCGAGCTTACTGAAGAAGAAGTTGAAGAACTTGAACGAGAAATGGAGAGAGATGTTAAAAAACTTGAATATGAAGAAGAGATTGAAACATTGGAGTTTGAATCAGAAGAAGAAATGGATGAATACATAGATACAATTATAGAAGTAGAAGAGTATTTAGAAGAGCTAGAAGAGTTTGAGTTTGTAATTATAGAAGATATAGAAGACATAGAAATTGATATGATAGAATTTTATATAGAAACAGATTTGTTTCCACCATCTGAAGAAGAAATAATAAATGATTTAGAGGAAGTACAAAATATAATTAAAGAAGAAAAGGATGAAGACATTGATGATTGGGATACAGAATACGAGGAGGTAGAAGATGAGAATGATATTGAGGTTTTACCGTTGGAAGATATTGCCGAAGAAGTTGAAGAGATACTTACTGAAGAGATGGTTGAACAAGAGGTTGCAGAATTAGAAGAGGTAATAGAAGAGATCATAGTTATTGATATACCAGAAGTTACAGAAGAAGAATTAGAAGAGTTTACTGAAGATGAACTTGAAGAATACGAAGATTCTAAAGAAGAGGCAATAGAAGAATACGTAGAAGAATTAGAAACAGAAGAAGTTATAGAAGTTATTGAACAAGTTAATGATATTGGTGTACAAAATTTAGATCAAGCAACAGAAGAAGTACAAGAAGTTGTACAAGCTGTAGTTGAAGAGGCTATAGAAGATGTTTCCGAACTTACAGAAGAACAGGTAGAGGTTGTTGCAGAAGTATTACAAGTACAGACAGAAGATGTTGAAATTATTGCAGAGGCTATAAAAGAAGATGAAGTTATTGCAGATGCTGTTGAAGTTTATGTAGAACGTGCAGTAGAAAATGCAAATGTAGAGGATTATACGCTTGCTGACGTTGTTGTAGAGGTACAAATAGAAGAATTTATATCTAATCCAATAGGTACTTTAATAGATGTGGACATATCCAATGTGGTAATATCAGATATAGGACAAGATATGACACAAGATCAACGTGAAAAAGCACAAGAAGTTGTTATACCAGTGATCATTACAAGGATTGCTAGTTTAGCATCAATGCTGTTGACGAGGAGAGTATGATAAAAAATATAATTGATTACATTATTGAGGCAATAAAAGAAACACTTAATTTGTCATGGACACTTGTTGGTCTTATTATTGCAACACTTACTTTGACTGGTAGTGCGCAGCAAGTAACAGGATTAGCCACAGTAATTACATTAATTGTTTGGTTGTTAACAATAAGGTTTAGGAAATAGCATGTGGTTTGACGAAGTTATAATGGATGATTTAGACGAGGAATTAGAATCAGAAGTTTCTACATTTAAACATCCAAATGGTTACACAAATGTAACTATTAATAATCAAAAGTATCCCAACAGATAGGAATAAAATGAAATTAACAGTAGTAAGAACACAGTTCGGCACTGATGCAACTAATGGTATCTTATTAATTGATGGTGTATTTGAATGTTTTACATTGGAAGATCAATACCAAGCAGTTAAAGTTATGCACGAAACCTGCATACCAGAGGGTACATACGATATAGAATTTAGAAAGACAGGTGGATTCCATACTAAATATTCAGCAAGGTATCAAAATGCACACTATGGTATGTTGCATATACAAGATGTACCTAACTTTACTTATATACTGATACACACTGGCAACACCGATGAGCATACCAGTGGTTGTCTAATTGTAGGAGAAACTCAACAAGATTTAGATAGTTCTAAAGATGGTTTTATTGGATCAAGCACAGTAGCATACAAAAAAATGTACGCAAAGGTAGCTAATCAGTTACTACAAGGTAAGAAAGTATCAATAGAATACACAACTATAAATAAGTTACTTGATAAACCTGCAGAACAATCAGATACCTATGAAAAACTACAAGAGATAAGTGGTGAATTAAAAATTCTAAACGCAAAACTGGATGGAAAGGACATTGTATAATGGCATACGGTTACGGTAAAAAGAAAAAGAAAAAAACTAAGCGTAAAAAGAAAATGAAATACTAAGGACCTATACGAAAGTAAATTGTCCTAGTTGTGAACTTCCTCTTCAATTAATAAAAGAGGTTGGATTTGCATGCATGAATAAACAATGTAAACATTATAATAAAAAACAATTTTAATGTCATATTTATGTACTATACTAAGTTCATGAGTATCTTTAGTAAAGATAAAAGAGCAAGAAACAAGGACGGTACGTTTAAAACAGATGTATGGTGGACTCCTTGGTCAGACGCATGGGAGTATAAATTGAGTGAAGACTTAAAAGATATGCTAGATATT